TTATTTTGGATATATAAAGATACAAATAATATATTGAATATCAGTAGTTTGTGTTTAAAATATTGCTTACTTAAACTTTGTTTAACTTTTTGTCTCTCAGCGACTTTTGGTCAAGTATCTGTGCAAACAAACCAGTTGCAAACACTATTTCACGTCCATACTTATCCTTGCATCGAATGTATATATCTGCATCTTTACCAGACATATAAAGCTCATACAGATTATTGTATGGACGAATGCAATCACGGAACATTTCCGATGCTGTCTTTGGCTTACGATAACCACCTCTGCCCATACTTTTCAAATAATAATGATTTACTTTTCTCTATCTCCTTGTCTGTGTCGATTCCGAGTTGTTGATAGAAAACAGAATTACCGGATAGGCATTCATGTGCTATCTTCAATGTTCTACGTTCTTCTTTGGAGAAACCAACTCGAAAAGTAGAGAATATAGCTAATGCTTCTTTCAAATAGCCGGAGTGGAGTAGGGATATAGCTTTACTTGTTTTGGTTTCCATAAGGGTAAATTTCGATGTCTTCAAAATCATCGTCAGTAAGGGCGATTTCTTCTGTGTTTATCATTTCTTCTACTTTCTCATGAGCGGAATCCATGTTTTCTGCTTCTACCACCACTACCTTCGAGTAGGTTTCGATTATTCTGAATTTGTATTTCATTCTATATCCCCTTTATTTAGTTTTGAATTTTGCAATCCTGCATGATACCCATCAATCCATATCAACAATTCTGTGGGTTTCAGATACCCGCTTATCCTGTGACATGGAATGCCCCCTTCTATTACTCTATCCCCAGTAAATGATTTGTCGTGTATTACGAACGCATAATACCCATAAGAGAATGACGAAGCGGTTAGATGCATTTGATTAGCATGACAGTACTTTTCTAATTGTTTTAATGCTTCTTTTTGTGTCATAACTGATGATTTATAGATTTTCGTTGATTTTCTTTTCTGTCCGTTTAATGAATCGTTTAATCATATCTTCTAACTCATTCCTTAAATCGTCCTTGTCAAGATATGAGCGGAAAGTTTTCGATTGTAAAATATCAATGATAGCATACGATTTTTATCCGTTAGATTTAACAATGATTATTCGTCACTTATTACCCCCATAATTTTACTGCAAGATCATAATTCTTTTGAGCTTCATTTACTGCTTTTTTGGCATAAGTAAGAGTGTAGGAGTGTTCACGTGGATATTTGCCTGACTTTACACCTTCATGATATTCTTTGGCTTCTTCCAGCTTGTGCGCATAAAAGTCAATACTTTCCGGCATAGATAGGTTGATGGTTGTAGCACGCTTGTCCCAGTATTCGGCTTCTCTTTCATGTTCTGTTGCTTTGTCGCTAAATTCAACGCTTTTACCCATGTTTCTCCAAGCATCCGCTATTGCTTTTCTGTGTCGTCTTTCGCTATGATGTCCTATTTTAATAGGTTCTCCAAGTGAAAGAAAATCTCTGTCCTTATTTGACTTTTCGAAATATTCATGACTTTTTTTATTTGCTGATACAGACCATTCACGTCTACGTTCGGCTCTACGTTTTGCCCATTCTTGTACGTTGAATCCGTCAGCCCTTACGATGGAGTAATAATAGAATCCGTCACGCTCAAATATCAGATTAAAAACGATACTTTCATTCTCTTTTCCATACTTGGTTGTAACTAGAATTTCCTCACCTCTTTCGTGCTTTTCTTCGCACTTTGCCAAAAATACGTTTGGCGCAAACTTGTAATATGTGTTCATTGCTCTTATGTATTAAATTGCTAACTTTAATTTTTCTATATCTCGAATAAGCCTATTAGCTCTCTGCCTTTCATTGCTTGCAAAGTCCTCATTACAGATACTTTCATAGAATGCTGCATTTTCTTCTGCCTCTTTTAACGAAATCTCTTTGCGTTCTATCAAAGACTTTATTGCATCAATATCATTGCTATTAATGACTTCTTCTAAAGCTGTCCTTTTTGTTAATTCGATTGTCGCTTTCATTGCTCTTTGTCTTTTAATTGTTAGTAATGTTGTTGTTTTAGTATTGTAAAGATACTCATTATCAGCGAGTTAACCAAATATTTACAGCGTTATTTTGCTCATAATCAAGAGTTTAACTTTTGGTAACTTGAAATGAAATATGAATGAAATGGAGTATCACGGACAATAGGTTTAATCTATTGGTTTTTATTAAAGTGACCCGGCTTTTGTTTCCACAGTGATATAGCCGGGTCACCGCTCTTGTTGTTTTGGAAGAGCACGTGTATTTGGTGTATTAATCTCCACAATAACGCCCGCTTTGGTTTCTGTAATACTCTATTATACCTCTTTCCATTGTTGCGTCGAATACAACCGATTCGGGCTTTTGTTCGGATTCCGACTTTCTCATTAACCGGCGGGCTTCTTTTTCGGCTTTGCGGGCTTCCGCTTTCATCTTAAACCATGCGTTCCTCAAACAAGCACTGAATGACTGGCAGAACTCACGGCCGAGAACCGAGATAGAGCGTTTATACATTGACCATGCCATTTTGAAGAGTTGCGATTTGTTGATTTTCGTTTTCATATCTTTGTTTTAGTTTTATGATATAAAGATACAAGATATAACTTGTATATACAATAGTTTGAACAAGATTTATCTTGTATTTTAACTTTATTTATACAAGATATAGCTTGTATATACTAATAAAAAAACGACTTTTGTAACAGAAATAACTTTTAGGGTATGAGAATAAGAGATATTATTGAGCAAAAAGGTATAACTACAAAAGAGTTAGCCGAAAGAATGGGAATTAGCCAAAGTGCATTGAACCAACATATATCAGGGAATCCTTCGATTAAAGTTCTTACTTCAATTGCTTCTAATTTAGGAGTTGATATATGGGAATTGTTTATATCACCAGAAGAAGTACGCCCCAATAGCGATACTACTATATTGACGTGTCCTAAATGTGGAGCGAAGTTAAAGGTAATTGAGTCAAAAGATTAAGCCATGAACGAGGAAATAACAAAGCTATTACTTCAATGCGACACGTTGAAAGCCCGTTTGTTGGGGCTGCGCCCATTACCACCGGATGCCCTGCAAAAGATAGAGAATGCGTTTGCCATTGAATACACCTATGAAAGCAACCGGATCGAGGGAAATACGCTCACACTGCAAGAAACGGAGTTAGTAGTGAACGAGGGGGTTACTATCGCCGGAAAGTCAATGCGGGAACACCTTGAAGCGATTAACCACGTTGAAGCGATAGACTACATAAAGGACTTTGCAAAGGGAGGTATGGAAATATCGGAGCGCACAATCAAGGAAATACACGCTATTGTGCTACATGGCATAGACAGAGAGAATGCCGGACGTTATCGGGGCGTGCCTGTTATGATTTCGGGAAGTACACATGTCCCTCCACAGCCGTATTTGATACAACCACAAATGGAGGCTTTTATGACAAGGTTTTCCGGAATGGAGGAGCAGGGCATTCACCCGGTGCTCATTGCGGCTTATCTTCATGATGAGTTGGTACGAATACACCCGTTTATAGACGGGAACGGGCGCACATCTCGGCTTCTGATGAATCTATACTTACTCCGCAACGGTTATACGCTGGTAAATCTCAAAGGCAGCAACGAGGACAAAATAAGCTATTACAAGGCACTGGAAGCCTCTCATACGGAGAACAATCCGGCAGAGTTCCAAAAGGTCGTTATACGGGCTGAAATAGAATCTTTAAGCCGGTATCTCTCAATTGTAGGATAGTATTGTCTGGATTTTAAAGATTATGAATGAAGCAATGATTTCATTTGTAACTCGTTTAAGTTTATTTATTACCTGACACGACCTAAATTTAAAGTATAAGGAGACAAAAAAAAGGAGGGCGTTTTGCGTCCTCCTCGTTATGGATCCTGCTTTATATACTTACCACAAAGCAACCTTTCCGCCTATTCCCAAATCAAGGGTGGCCGTTGTAATTCCCAAAGCCTTAAAAACTTTGCTCATAGTAGGAAGTGTTATTATACACTTACCGCTTTCAAGTTTGGATATTTGCGACTTCTTTACACCTACTTTAGCCCCTAACTCTTCCTGTGTGAGGTTCTGTTTGAGCCTTTCTGCCTTGATAGCCTCTCCAATGTAATAAGCCTGCAAATCATCTTTGAGTTGAGCTTCCATAGCGTCCCTTTCGGGAGTGCCTTTTTCTCCCCAAACCTCATCTACTACCACGCTAAGTGGAGTTAAGTTCATCTTTGCCATAGCTATTTGTTTTTATCGTTGAAGTATTCTATTCTCAATTTCTCCGCCTTTTCTATCTCCTTTTTAGGCGTTTTCTGTGTCTTTTTCACTATCCCGTGAGTGGCTACTACCAAAGCCTCTATTTCCGTGTCCCAAAAAGCAAACAGGCGATAACATACCCCGTTAAAGAGCGTCCGAAACTCCCATATATCGGAGTTCTCCAACTTCTTGAAGAGTTCCTTATCTATTTCCCCTCCCTCCACTTTAAGGAGATTATAGGTTATTTTCTTTTGCGCCTTTTCTGGTAAGGAAGAAACAAACTCCCTTGCTGCGTCCATAAATGCTATTTTTATTCTTCGTCCGCTCATAAGGTTCAAATTATTACTCTGCAAAGATATACAAAAGTTTCCATAAAAGCAAACTTTTGCGAGGATTTATTAGCTTGATAATTGGCTGACCCCTCCTACTTGTAAGCTCGGAGGGGAGATGTTCAGGAAATTGGGATCCGATATATTATAAACATCGGTATCTTTATATTAATGCTTAAAATATTACGTTTCATATCGCCTTAAAATCCAATCGGCCTAAATTGTCATTTATAGACTTAATGATACTTTCCTGTATCAAGGTTCCGCATTGGGTTGTTAGTTGTATAAAGTGATCTGTATCATTATCTGATACAATTCCGTACTTGTTCTTCCAGTTGCAAAAAGAGTTCTCTATATCTCGCAATCCTGCCAACATGATTAATAACTCCCTTGTCTGTCCACTGATGACTGCGTTACGCATGGTATCGACGCTACGATGTTCGATTACTTCTACTGTCTGCTCATCTTGTTTTAATTCGGTTGTTTCCATATAAAAAAAGTTTATTGTTTAACGATGTTAGGAATAGCGGGAATCCTCCCGGACACGTCCGCTACCGGTGGGATAGCTTACTTTCACAAGCGGCTGCCCCGTCTATAATTTAACAAACATATAAAAGCACCCTATTAGGGTAGGGTAACCCGGAGCGGATAAACCGCCCCTTTGGATTTATAATAACTTTATGGTTATAGCTGATATTATGCCGAGAGTTTGGTATTGAACAATTCAATGACAAACTTTCTACCTGATTCGGTCCAATACATGTGCTCTCTTGATTTCTGTACTCCGTTATCCATATAAGGGTAGGGGACATGTTTGGTAAATCCTTTACTGCGGTATTTGGCCGTGAGGAAGTAAACAGAAGATTGTCTGTATTGAACTCCCCATTCACATAGTAGTTTGTTCAGCTTTATAGCCAATACACCTAAGAATGCTGCTATCATGTTTGTCGTCACAAGTCCTTCACTCGACATGATTTCATCGTAACATTTACCTTTGGGGGCGAGGACCTTTATAGTATCGTCCTTTATGGATATTTCCTCGTCTTTTCTCTCGATGATAATTTGTTTCTGGGCATTTTCAGTTTCGAGCTGTTTTAATCGTTCTTCTCTTTTGGCAAGAGTGGCTTGTGCAATGGTTAGTGCACGTGCCATGATTTCTTCTGGTGTGTCTTCTTGCTTGGTGGAGATGTAGCCGCCTGTCTTTCGGATTGACGGAAGGACTTCACTTGTTATCCATTTGCGAAATGATTTTGCTTCTTGCTTCCTACTATCAAGAATAACATCATACATTCCGTCTTCATTAACGAATAACATTTGTTGTATGCCTCCTGTTGTTTCAAGGGGGTAAGTTGAAATTACCTCCTTACTAAGTCTCTGATTTACGCCTTTTGATGATAATCCAAGACATCTGCATAAATCACCTAAGCAAAATTTAGGATCATCGCTTGTACCGGCAGTACGGATTTCACCGAATTTAGGTGAATTAAAAATTTGAATGTTAGATTGCATATCTGTAAGCATTTAAAGATATGTTATAGGCAAACATAAAAAGCGGCTGCCATATACGCTGCTTACAGATAATGGGTTCCACTCCACAGAGCGAAATATCTACGTATAGGCAACCGCCAATATATAAAAGTATAGGCATAAAAAAAGCCCAACTTTCTATTGAGCAAATTAACCGCTTGCCCTGCGAAATGGTTTACCATTATCATGTAAGCATTACAAAAGTATTGAATTTTACGAGGTAATGCTAATTATTGGGCACAAAATTATAGCATGGAATCTTGAAAGTATATGAATTTCATACATAATTCAACATTATTAACCTTTGAGGGCTATTATACGATTTCCTAAATCAGTGAATCGTAAGGCAGTATTAAAAGATACGAAAAGTAAGCACATATGTAAATATTGGTAAGTATCTTGGTATCTATTGAAATTCATTTTATCTGAATCATAATAGAGCTAATGCTTGTGTTACAATCGGTGTTAGTTGATTTGCTGCTATTCCCGTAGCAATACCTTGTATAGCGTTCAATGCCAATTTTAAGGTTTTCTTACCCCAAGATGGTTTATTACACTCTTCTTTTATCGTATCAATTGCCATTTTTAGGTCTGAATTATCTATATCACTTGCTTTTTCTACAAGCTGAGAGATTACACTTTGTAGTTTTTCTTTTTGATCTTGGTCTGATATATATAATGTAAGATCACTGTCTGAAATATTTCCTGTATTGACATTACCATCTCCTGTATTAGCTACTACTGAATTAATATAATAATTATTCATAATATTACTTATCACTTTTTGTTCTTCAATTTTCGAAAAATCAATACCTGCATCAATTTTTTCGTCTAAATCTAGAAAAAATGATAACAGCTTTGACTTAAATTTATCAACAATACACACCAATGAAGACACTGAGAACTCCTGCCATACTTTTTCTACATTCCCAGAAACATATTTGTTTACTTCGGTATATGCCATTGATGGAGAATTAATAGATACATTGCCAGTTTTTTGGCTACTGCCTATATTTTCTATTTCGTTTAGTGAATGAACAATGCACACATGACTCATGCAATCATTTATGATAGCATTATCAAAAATACCTTGAGGAATTATGATGTTTTGATACATTCCCACAAATGGTTGTGAAACATTGGCCTTTACAATAGCATTGAGAATTCTATAATCTGGAAGGTTTTCTGCATCTGGATATCCATTTTGTTCGTTTCTTATCCACATTTCAAAGTCATTATTACCCAATTTGGATGCGACTATCTGAGCTTTCAATAATATACCTTTAATCGGCTTATCATCGCCTAAGTCTTGAATGATTTTGTTTATTATCTCTTTCATAAGCATTATTTCATTCGAAAAATATTCATAGGAATAACCTTCGGTTTACAGACAAACCAATTAATAAAATCAGCCTTATTAATGCGCATCACACTCATTAAATCCTCATCGGTATATCCTAATTCGTTTCGATACAAATTTAGTGTTTCTTCCCACATCGTAGGATGTTCTACAGGAAGAGGTATTGGTTCAATTCTACTATATCCTTTTTTGGAAAAGTATATTTGCAAATTACGATACTGCTGATATGTAATAGCGTCCAAGTCCCTAGCCCTTCTAACTAAAGCATGCATAGATACTCGCCATTTTCTTTTGAGTATACCTAATATTTGTACATTCAAATTTTGCAACATTGGAAAAATTTCCTCCTCTGGCATTAAAAATTCTGAAGCAAATTCATCCGCTTGACGTTCTGCATCATCAGAAGAACAAGGCGGATTTTCTAAATGCATCACCAAATGTCCTAACTCATGAGCCATTGAGAAGCGAATTCTGTCATTAGGCATTTGATTGTTAATAAACATTACTTTCTTATCGGAATCTGTTATTGTTGTTAATCCATCTATTTTATCGGTTCCAAAATCAAAACGAATAATAATAACACCGTTATTTTCAAGCAATGTTGATAAATTGGGAACTGCACCATTGAAAACTTTTAGTTTATATCGTATATTACGAGCAATTTCTTTAGCTGACAAATTTTCATTTGGGATATAATTACCTAAAGTGTATTCTGGCAATTCAACAGCAGACATTAATTCATCAATGATCGCTTTAAAAATCTTTACTTTGGCAACAAAAGAATCTATTATTTTATTTGTAACAGTAAGTTTCTTTCTATAATAGAGATGCCCTAGTGGAGAAATCCCTTCACTACGCATAAAAAATGTTTCGGGAAAATCGTAGTATTTACACAATTTTTCCATTATATCTCTTGGTAGCTCTTGAAGTCCGTGCTCGGCTTTCGATAAAGACGATTGAGATATTCCTACAGCCTCAGCAACTTCTTTTTGCGTTTTTTGCCTTAACAATCGAACTGTTTCAAGTAATGAGAAATTTATATTATTCATACAGCCTCTTTATTGTGGTTCGTTTTCTTAAATCTGGGTTTCTGTGCAACAATTTCTTTGTTTTCACTTTCTATTTCTACAACATCTACTATTTGTTGTGTCGGAATAGAATATTTCCATAAAGTGGTTTGTCCTTTAATATATTGCAGACTTAGCGTATTTATATTTTCCCTAAATGTATCTAATGTATATACTATGGAAATGACATGGCATCCTAATTCTTGATTTCGAATTTTATCCTCCTGCTTAGTCCTATTTCGAGTGCTATCTGCCAATTTTATGATAAAAACATAACCTTGATATTCAAAAAATAATCGTTCATTTCCAGATATATTTGAAGTAAAAACAAAATGTTCTGAGGTCATCTGAGCAGAAAGTTCATTTTTTATTGCATTATATATATCTTCATGAAGACAATGAGATATTACGCTCATCGAGTTGAGCCCTTCGCGAAATTTTTCCTGTGTTTTACTTAAACCTGTTGTAACTCCAATTCTTAAACATTCTTCAAATTTATCGGTCAATACGGATGCTTTAAATTTATCCGAATTGAATTCATGTTCAGCAGGAAACACTGAGCATTGTATAATTTCTTTTGTCATAAATTCATTTTTTACTATTCATGACAACAAATATATAAAAAATATTCCATTTTCCGACAACATTCTATATTAAAATATTCTATCGATGAAAAAACATCTTGTTTTATAGACATATATGACACATCTATAGTAAAAAGGCTATGTAGATTGTGAGTGTACACCGATGTTTATGAAAACGCATGGTTGGAAATAGTCTAATTACTAAGAGAAATTCAGTTTTAAAAGAAATCCCCATATCTTCACAAATAATGAAGTGCCCCCAAAAAGTTGTAACAGAAAAGGTGAAAAGAAAGCGATGAAAAATTAATCTCACCGCTTTTTATATGCCTCAAAATAGACGTGTGTAAACAAATGCCAAATTAGAGTTGTACAAACATCAATTCTTTAAATCAAAGGAATTATCCGTATTTTATCGAGCAAGCCACAAACAAGGCCATAGCGCCGAATATGGCACTTGCTACTGCGATGATGGTAGTTATAATCCATTTCCAGTCTATGGGATTGCGCAAGTTAGGATTGGTGGCAAGATAAATTTTTCCATATTTCGTTATGCGGACATCTTCAAGTTCATGCCCCTCGTTCCATAGACCTTTGACAAGACCTAATCTTTCCAGCGAGTCTACGCACGAAATGAATATATGGTGCGGATAAGTGTTTGGGCAGACAATCCCGCTGCTGATTAAACGCAACACTTGCTTCTCCTGTTTTGATAGCTTGATTTGCTTCATGACCGTTTCTCTACAATGACAGCAAAAACTTATACGCTTTAAGATACTTGTTCAATCTCGGTAAGTCTTCCTCTATTATTTGAGGTAAACGGGTTACGTCCAAATTGTCCTCCAAGTCGTGCAGCTTTACTTGTCTTCCAATAGGATTCAATCTACACCGTTTTATGAAATCGTCATAGATCTCATCATCGTTACGAGTGACAGAAAGTATAGCATCCACAATATTATGAGGAAAGCCTTCCATTAGTAAATATTCAGCAGTAACTTCGGTATCTTCTATCGTGTCATGCAATAAAGCTACTATGCGCTCCTCATCTGTTTTGCATCGGTTTGCCACACGGATAGGGTGGAAGATGTAGGCTGCTCCAGCTTTATCGGTTTGTCCGCTATGGGCTTTGACGGCGATTTGAAGGGCTTTTTCTAATAGTGAATTTTTAGTACATGTCATATTCTGATTTGGGTATTTCTATACCTCCTAATATTATCTCGCAAACGGTTTCATTTGACTGTGATATTTCCTTTTCATTGCGTCTTCCTTTGTGCTTAATGAAAGCATTTGTCTTTCCATTTTCAAGAACAAGACGTATTGCAGATTCTTCAAAATCGTCTAAAATATAGACTTCTTCACCCGCTTGTAATTTTTTTTGTAGGATATTTGGGTTCATATTTATATGTAAAGATAATTATTTTTATCGGAAATGACTATAATATTCAATAGATTTTTCTACTATTTTTAGTGCTTCATTACTTGATTTATCGAGTATGCGCCATTGCTCATAATATTTATGTCCGAGACCACCTTCCATTCCTGTCTCATTATGTATTTCTTCCCAACGTTTTTTCCCAAGAATACGTTTCGCATCTTCCGGCCTTTCTTTTGCAAAAATCATACGTTCCGTATTAACTTGTATTTCCGCAGTAAGACCATTTGTGGTTCTTATGTTTACGATGTTTCCACTATATACCATGAATGATTCTGGTTTTTGCCTTTTAAGGCGTAAGAAGCCTTCCGTTTTGTACAGTTCTTCTAACACATCTTCTATTCGGGACTTCGGAACGATTATGGTTGTTCTTACAGCATCTTTAATATCGTATGGAGTTATACCTTCTGTGATGACTTTTCTTGTGATAGAAGTTGTACTCTTGAAATTAATAGGCGTAACATAACCACCATTTTTTATTGCGATCCGTTCTGCTATGGACTGTACTTCATCTCCCACTGATGATGCTCGTTTTACAATTTCCGAAATGGAACTTTCAACTGTTATTTTCTGATAAACGGATTTATTATCACGCAAAAAGTATGGTAAAGTATTACGTTTTTTTGCTGTGCTGATGCGCTCTTGATTATCTAATACCCACTTTTTGAAAGCGTCCGGTACGTCTTTAACTTCGTTCACGCTTGCTGTCGTGGCTTCATTCCGACCGTCCCATTCCCAAAATTCTTCTTCGGTTTTTAGAATGGGTATCTTGTAACACCGGCAAAGGGGATGCCAACTGGTCCATTGGAAGTCTTTCGGGTACTTCCCGGCTAGTATATCGCAAATGTCTTGGAAAGGCTTTCCGTTGCAAGTATGGTTGTTGCTCAACTTGATTTCATATCCCACCACGAAGTCCATCTGTTGCCAGCGTAGGTTTTCTGCTTGGCGGTATGCCATATTGATTTCGGAAGCAACCAAACGGATAGAACGATACTCGCAATCCATTGCCCGTGAAGCTTTTCCGAACCTTTCCTTGTAATCTTTTTGTAGTTGCGGGAAGTCAAGCAGATATTTGGAGATTTGCTTACTTAATATAATTGCACTCGTACCTTTCTGAATGGCACATGATATGGCTTCTTCAAGTTCTTGCTTATACAGAGTCGATTGATTCCACAACTTATCTGATATAGTAAATCCTTTATCCTTACGTTGCTGAAACGCTTTCAATGCATCATTATTGGGCTGGTATAGGATTTCGTATTTCTCCTTTCCTATGGTTGCGCCATAAGTTTGCAATACTTTGTTGGCAAGAAGATCTTGAACTTCGTTGCTGTTTTTCCATTCTTCAGAAGTGCCACTATATATTACAGCTCCGATGTCCTCAACGAACCTTTCTTGTAAGTCTCTTATCCGTTTTCTTGTTTGGGGATAATCCGACCACATAAACGGCCTATCAATGGTAAAATCGGTAATTCCGACTATTTTAGCCGCCTCTAAATTCAAATCCTCGTATATGGATTCCACAAGCATGACGTATTTGGCGAGCCGTTTATTCAGCTCGCCGTACTTGCGTTTCTGATTTGGAGTTTTGGGCTTTGCCATTGCGTATTATTTATTTTCAACCCTGTCAGGTGCTGGCATTTCCAATAAACGAATAGCTTTAATTGTTTCTTTACCCTCTAGTATTGCTTTACATAAGCGGTGGTATCCATCGGCGATTTGTCCTACATCATCAAGAATAATAGGATATTCAAGAGAACATTGATTCACCCGTTTGCACTGAAATATAAAACTATGAAGTTGATTACACTCAAACGGCTCTGCTGTCAAGTCAATATTCCATAAGGGCATATCAAGTATAGGGTATTCTTTTACTTTTGCAAAGTCATAGAGTGTTTGGGCTGTCCAAATTTTATCTCCACGGTGGTATTCACTTTCAGCGAAAGTCATATTATCAACTGGAACTTTCATTTTACTGTTCTTTCTTGATGTACACTTTGATTTCACCTCTCACATGGATCTCGTCCCCAACCTTGCAGACTGTATATTCAATCAAATCTTTTTGATTGATGGAGTTGATGATTGACTTGCGTATCTCATTCTTGGTTTCACAGACAAGCATTTCAACAGCCTTACGGTTGGACCACCCTTCGTCAACTTTATTCTTCTTTCGGTAATCCTTGATTTCTTTTTTAGTCAGGACAAGGCAGACGCCAAGCTTCCTTGCTTCGTAGTTATCAACACTTTCAATATTGCTCAATCTTTCTTGTGGATTGATTTTATAAGATAACTTAATGAGCCACATTGATATTCTTTTTCTCATAATGTTTCAGTATTTAAATTGCTGACTATCCGAATATATTGTCGACCCTGCTTTGTGAAGTGATAGTCTCCTCTTGCCGTATCTGTTCCAATGTAGCCTGCGCGTCATTGCTATAACCTGCCTGTTGGATAGATTCAAGCTGAGACATGACTGGTTTTCCGCCATTAAGTTTCAATAAGCGATCTGCTGTGGCATCTTCATCTTGTTGTATAAAGGGGGTAATGATATGTTCAATCTCTATATTATCAATTTCGCTTGCCCATGATGTGTTCATGTGCTTCAAAAATTCTTTGATGACACTTGCCTCACGTTCGAAAAGCTCAATCCATGAGCCGCTTTCGTCTCCAACCTTTAAGTGGGCGTCAGTCAAAAGCATTTGTCTGGCATCGTAACCTATGTTCCCCAAAGACTTCATGTTGTCAAAAGAAACGTCCGGCATCTGCGATTGCATCCAATAGAGTTTAAGCAGGGTTTCCACGTGATACTTCAATGCTTCGATAGATTGCGACCATGATACATACGATACGTCTCCATTATATTCCACACGGTAAACTCTACGGCTTTCTCCTTTATCTTCTCCACCTTTTATACCACCGGCTATTTTCAAAATTGGTGCTGAATTATAGGCAATCACGTCGGAGTTACGAGAAAGTGTATATTCCAATTCTTTGCGAATACGAGTTAATCCGTGGTATATAGGTACAGGTCTAAATGCGTATGCACCGGGTATTTTCATTAATCGTATTTGTTCAACAGTACCGACAGGTTCCCAACCTTTACCATTTTGTTTCCATTTATAATGTTTGTCCGATGTGTATGTCTCAAAATAAGTAATTACTTCGTCCTTTACCTTTTTGGTGTATTCAAAGGACATTGCAAGCATATCGTCAAGCTCGTCGATCAATGGATATAGTTTTACTCCCTCCATTGGCGAGTATGTCTTGCATTTTAGCTTATACTTACTATTAAAACCATATAATGTATTGGTCTTTTCTACTACGTACCAAATTGTGAAAATTTCGCATGAGGCGAAATACGCATTTGCACGTTTAATATTTTCTGTATCGATTCGGGCATACTTGTAAATTGCCTCTATAGCCTTTGCTATCTGTTGGCGGACTTCAAATCCTTCTGTGTTGTGGTAGATACGTTTTACAGGAATGGCAAACATGAACTCAGTCATACGCTTTGTAAGCAGCTTTTCAAGGCCAATGTAAATGCGTGATGCTTCTTCTTTTGTCCCGTCTTTGCGTATTTTATCTTTTCGTGTTATAGTATCTTTGGCTATTTCATGGAATGATGGTTCATACGCTTTAATAAGAAATTCCCATGAAGGAACACAAACGGATTTTCTTTTTAAGTCATTGATAATATTATCAACGGGTCGGGCACTGTTTAATATAGCGGTTATTTCGTCCATAGGCTTGTTTCGTATTACTTCATACGATTTTTTTTCAAAAATAGTAAAAGTGAATGAATTTCATATACTTTTAAACTATATTTCACACAGTATGTAGTCTACTGTATTTAGTCGCCGTATCTTATCTAAGTAATGGGATATGATACATCATCAGAAGAACAAGGCGGGTGAGAGCATTAGCTGTATCTTATCTAAGTAATGGGATATGATACATCATAGAGATGAAAAGAATGTTTAACTGTTTAGCTGTATCTTATCTAAGTAATGGGATATGATACATCATAATCACTGTAAGTTCAACATATCCAATTTTATTAAGATAGTTCAGTAGTGGAAAGTCCCTACCGTTAAGGGCGTACAGCCGCCCCGATGTTCAAGTTTATTATTCCTGCTTAATTAGATGAGCAAGCTCTATCTCCAAGCATTTGTTCATTACTCGTTGGGCATCGATGATGTTCTTGTGCCTGTTATTGAGTTGTTTTAGGACTTGGTTTTGCATCTCTACATTTTCTTTTTCCACTTCTCCTTTTTCAATCCGTTCCAGCAGGTCTGCTATGAAATCTTCCATATTCACATTCCCAATTTGCTGGAATACAACTTTCTGTTGCAATACATTCTCCATGATTTTATCATTTTATAGTTAGATTTATATTATTCATTTTGGCTTTATATTCTATCTTAGTTTTAAGCCCGTAGTATGACCAGTTACGCAAGACGAAAGGTATACCCTCTGTGTTTTCCTCTTTTGCATCTTTTTCACGTTGTATTTGGTTAAGTAGAATGATCTCATCGCAACGGTTGTTTACGGCGTAATTAACTAACATACGACTGTATGTGTGTAGTTTTGTGTCAACATAGTGTTTCTCTTTTTCGTGGAAGTGGTTGAGAGCCTGAACTTTTCGTTTGCGTCCCTTCCCTCCTGTGGTGTATTTGTTCTCGATCTGGCAACGTTTGAGGGATTCCTGTATTTGACGACGACGATAGTTAAATTCTTCTTTCGTGCCTATTTCATATAACTTCATTTTGTCGATGTCGTTGTTTACCTTATCGGAAACAAAACAACAGATTGGGTTGAATACTCCAAGAAAAGCATACAATTTTTTACCCTTTATAGGGCTATTTTCAGATTTGGGAATATCTACACATAATAGTAAGAATGTTTTTCCATCATTTATCTGTATGGAAGATGTTACCATCTTATATTCTCCTTTTAGTATACGTTCGACAATTACACGGTTGTTGCTTCTATCCCTACCGAATCGCATTTGAAACGGTATTCCAATGAGTGTAAAGAAACACCCGTTTCTCGTGATTCCATCTCTTGAGATGTATTCTTCAAAACGCATATTGGTAAATCTGTCGGCTTTGAAAGGGACAGGCATGTTGCTTTTATAGCTACGTAGTGACTTATCCCATGTTCCTCCATTTTTTTTGTCATCTTGATACATCTTTCTGACGTTTTGAATGACGCATGACACCATTCCCATATCAGCACTTCCTTTAAATGTTTGACTCGCTACAACATATGGTGCATTATTACGTGAAGATTTATCTCCTTTTACTCCGAGAAACGTAATAATTTCCTTATCTGTGTCGGATAGGTAGGGCATCGTATTATCTAGCGCAAAGAGATGAGAAGCGCACATGTTAGCTACTTTAACAGCTATATTGCGGTTATCGTATAGTTTTTTCAAATATAACTTCTTCAAATCTTTGTCACTTTCGCAAACAAATATTTCTATTTTTCTTGTTATTATCATAGATGATTACCTATTACTTACTGATTTCAAATATTTTTACATGATTTGGTTTGTAATACATTATCAGTAATTTTGTTACCTGTACTATCAAATACTTCTATAGTTGGTCTACCTCCGTTATCAATAGGAGAAATAGCCTCTGATGTTTCATATAAAGTTTCTCCGTCTGTAACCATTATCTGCTTGTCATCTTCAAAACAAAGTACATCTTCACCTTCCCATGATTTTATTATTTCTAACGCTTCTTTATAACTTTCTGCTTCGATAGAAAACTGGGTACGCTCCCAACATGTTACTTTGCGGTCCTGATAAAAATCAAATGTTTTCATTGCTCTTATGTAATATATCTTATTTTATTTCACTTATTGTAAGTTCTGGATATTCTGCGCCTCTTGCATTTTCCAAAAAAATCATTGTGTTGCAAAAATCAACTGCTTCTTCGTATGTTTCAAACTTAAATGTTACACTTGAACCTTTCTTTGATACTTGGTATTTCATCGTTCTTGTCTTTTAATTGTTAGTAATGTTGTTTGTTTTAGTATTGTAAAGATACTCATTATCAGTGAGTTAACCAAATATTTACAACGTTATTTTGCTCATAATTAATAGTTTAACTTTTGGTAACTTTGCAGTTCCCATTTATATCCTGCTTCGTCCCATTATAAAATCTCATCATGTTTATTCTTGTATTAATTTTTTGCTTAATATTTTTCTTTTTGAGTTGTTCACCCCACTGATAGGCTTCCTCAATGACACTCTTGCAATGTTTCTTCTCCCAATTCTCGCAGAAAGGATATGACTTGTATATACTCTCAATCATGTTTCAAATAATTTTTTATAACTCATATTTTACTCCTAATTTTCATCAAATATGCTTTCGATTTTTTCGTTCACCCTGTCACATGTATCTCCAAAGGAAATGGCAAAAGATTCGTCGCCTACACGGTCTATGATGGATCGCAGGTCACGGGCAATGTGGTTGAACGCTCTCAGTTCTTCCAGCATAGGAAGGGTAACAGTTCCGTCATATTTTTTCAGTAGTGAAAGTAAATCGACGGCGGAGGATTCTGCAATGTCCGCCAACACTGGGATTTTTCTCAGGAGGCGATTACATTTATCTTTGTCCTCTTTGCTCATGGTGTCGGTGATTGTTTTTGCCGTGACTTGCTCACGGGTTTGTAGTAGCCGGTCGTATTGCCTTCGTAAGTTGTCAAACAGAGCGAAGTCACCCCTTCTCAGAGCCTTCTCCATCTTCCGGCTGTACTCCTCTTTCAATATTTCAATGTCCATGATTTACTTGTCTTACACAATTATTTCAATATCAACTCTCTTGGTTCTTTATCTTCCCATTTTACTTCTGGGAATAAACTGTCACTTAATACAACAACAGTAGTATTTTTATCTTTAAATCCCCATGTATACTTACGTTTAAATGGTTTAGTTGAGTACATAAACAATTTTCCACTTTCGTCCCTTGCTATCCACATAACTTGCTATTTCTTAATAATTTCATCATTTATAATAAACTGACCTCTAATTTCTGTCGGCAAAATATTCGTGATATTCGCTCTATGTTCTTCACCGTGCATAGATTTGAGCAACGGGTGTATTTCTTTGGGCATAGGAGCGGGACAATCTTTGCAATGTACTACCATTTCAAAATGTTGTTTTTGTCCATTCTTGTCCTTACTACCACAGCATTCACAATGAATAGGATAATAGAAATAAGTCCTTTCTAATGGCGCTTCTTTGCCACAGATTTCACATTTACCAAATTCAATTTCTCCCATGATTATTCCAAAGTTTAACTAATTGTTTTTCTGTATATGGTTCATTTACACCCATATTTGCATTCACATACCATATTCCTATGGAATCAATGAGTATGAATCTATTTACATCTACCCGGTATATCTCATTATCGGGGTATGCTTCCTTTACAGCAGTTGTACAGTCTCCATTTGTATAGCAGCTTGTTAGTATAAGCGATACTAATAAAAGCAATAGGAATTTCTTCATAGTTACTCCTCCCACTCGATTTTAACGGTATCAACATAGTCAAATTCTACTACGTAAGATTTTTTTGCTTCCTCTTTGGTCGGGTAAATACTTGCTACTATGAAAGAAATTGTATTTCCTCTTTCATGTGATTTATATACATTCACCCACCCTTCTTTCTTCTGAGGGAGCATCATTAAGTCATCTTTATATGGCGTGTCATTTTCAATTATAACCTTACCTTTTTCATTATAACCATATATGGTTTCTTCTTTGGCAGTATCTTCTACCAAAGCAATGATTGGATAGCTTACGCCCTTGAATAAAAATTTTCTATCAAAGGAAATAATCCTTACCTTTCTACCATCACGAGTACATACTGGCTTGCCAGCTTTGGCTGCTTCAAGGTCAAAGGGTTTAAGATTTAATTTCTTTTCTCCCATATTTTCTTTGTTTTATTTAATTTCTACAAACATTTCATTTGTGAGGCATGAATATGCAGGATAATGATTTATATAGTAACTCAATTTGCAGTTTCTTGAAAAATTATCATAAAAAGCACAATGATCACAAAGAGCACCAGGGACCTTTATTTTCTGGTATGATTTATTCTCTATCCTAATAGGATCTCCGACCTTTTCAAGTTTCTTGAAGATTACAGATTTACCATCTTTTCTATAACATGATAAACATTCTCCTCTTATCTCAAATACATCACTACAATGAATATCACTCTTGGTAGCTAAATCACAATTCTCACATCCAAGAGATTTTGTATGAATACACTGATACCATTCTCCGTTGTACTCAAATATTTCTCCTACTTTTCTTTCCATATCTTACTGTATTTTAATCGTTCAAATTCTATTATCTCCTTATCCCATAGTTGGGCCACGAAATGTTCTAACTGGCAGCCTTTGGATTTTTCCCAACAGGGGCAAAGGCATATCGCATCGCATTCCATTAGTGCCTTTATATCGTTTCCCAGAAGTTCATGATAGGGTTTGTCCAAATCGGGGTTTACATCGAAGTCTATCGGTGTGACGACACGGTAGCCTTCCCCTTCGAGGACTCCCGAAACGTATAGTATTTCACTTTCCACTTCATCGAAGTCCCTGCCGGTAATGGGTAGGGAGATGTAGATTTTCTTTTTACTCATAATACAACAATGTTAACTAAACTATTAAAAGAGTTAATTTGATATTTGATAACTAAATATCGAAGTCGATTTGCATCGAACTTGATTCGGAACATTAACACCTCCGATCCGGCGAACTGTCATTCGCCATCATCTTGTCCATTCTCGTGTGAGAAAGACATTAAGCCCAATGTCCTGTAACTTTGGGCTTTTTTTAGTTGCACTTGACAGGGTGCAACTTATAGCTTGTCGATACAGGTCGGCAGGCAAAACGGAAAAGAGGTGTTAATGTGAAAGATCAAGTTCAAAATGAAAGTGGGAAAATCCGCATATTCTGCCGTTATATCATCAAGAACGGTAAAAAGATTTACCCTAAAAGGTCTAAATACTTTTCGTTCTTGGTGAGCGATAAGAAAAGTGCGTGATTTCGCTTTCTATGGGAATGTACAGGCATTCCCTTTCATCTATACTCCTACTTCTTTTCCTTCCATGATTATATTTCATTTTAAATCGAATATCTTGCTTGAATCCCTAATAGAATCAATAGACATCTTGGCACTCATTTGCTCCATAAATTCAGCAAAATCCATCGCCCGATTCCAACTAGACCATCTATGAGTAATCTCTACTAGTTCAAAAGCATTTAGTAATACCAATTTTTCGTTTTTCTCTCTCAGGTCATTTACAGCGTCCCGTATTCGATTATAAAGATCTCCATGTTCTCTACCGGTCCATACGATTGTATTTCTTGGCTTGTATAGTTCATCAACCTTTCGTTCGATATGCCTATAATTAACTGTATATGAAGGAAGTTTGTTTTCCTGAATCGCATTATACACATCAATTTCTACCGGTCCATAAGGCACAGCATAGAAATTATCGAATATGTCTAAAAGGTCATCGCCTCCATCTTTCTTAGGAGCAGCAGCCAAAAACAGCAGTTTCATGGCTGTAAGTTTAGACAACGGCTTATTTTTTAACTCTTCATGAGAATCTCGCCACTCTTCAAAAAGGTGGAGCATATAATCAAATGCCTCTATTTTATCTATTTCCATTTCTTTACCAGTTCGAAATCATACACAAATACATAGGGGTTGCTATCCCATGTGCCTTTACCGCTTACTTTATCAATTAGAATTTCGTAGGCATCTTGCGGCGTACAATAAGGTTGTATATCATTTGGAACATAGTATGCGTCCATAAAATGAGTATCTGCACTACCGCATTGCCCCTTTATTATTCCCTCTTTAAGACAATCTTCATCTGAAATATCTTGTAACCGTTCAACACGTACATTGGTTATGCAGATTTGGTGGGGCATTAGCTCCGGCTTCACATACATTTTATTTGTCCAGCCTGCACCGTTTGGGAATAAATTGGGATTGCACTCATCATTGTAAAAGGAATTGTAGCTTTGAGCGACGGCTACGATTTCACCTACTTTATACGGGAGTCGGAATATGCTACCACCTTCCAGCTTTGCTCCATAACCACAGAACTCACAATAAACACTACCATCTTCGTTGACAACCAAACTCATGGGTTTGTCCTTCCAATATGCTGATTTATAAAAACGATGTACCGTAGAACAGTCCTCCGGTTGTTGATTCATTATCCGCCTTGTCTGAGTTTTTATACCTTCAAGTACGGCTTGTGTGAGTCTGTATTTATCATTGAACATTATTTTCTTCATATTTCAATCGCCATTAATTAAATCCAAATTATAAATACATAATCGCTATTAACTGTACGATTTATATCATTAGTCTCATAAAGCGAAGCTACTTTAATAAGTTTTGACTTATCTTCCACTTTTTCAAGTTCGTCAATCAATTCTTGTACTGTCATATTCTTTTCTTTTTAAGTCTTTCAACCTCTATTCCTCCTGTTTATTTGGTAACAAGTCTTCTACATATGCCCATTTTGAATACCCTTGTAATGTTTTTTCAAGAAAACCAATTCCAATGGTATGATGACATGTTTCCATAATTCCGTTGTAACATAATACAGCCAAATAACCACTTTTCGTAGGCATATCGGCAGTAGTATGCCACACTGAATTTATCCGCCAGTTTGCACCATGCTCGAAAGCATCAGCTATTGCATACTTGCCAAAATCTCCATTGACATAAGTTGGGGTTGCTGTTTTGGCATATTCTAATGACTTCTTCTCAATATCTTCTATTTTCATTACCTATCAATTTTTCTCATTAACTTCAACAAGATGACTATCTATTTCTTCTATAACCTCAATGGCCGCTTGTAAGAATGCTTTATTAGTTGTACGGATATATCCTGATCCGAACTTACCCATCTTGTATTTGTCTGACGTAAAAACGATATATTGCTTTGCAAACAGAATGTTGATACAGCATTTTAATCGTTCAATCATTGCTCTCCTCCTTTCTTATTATCGTACTTCTCACAGTTTAACTTATATCCATAAGCGAGCATTCTCAAAAAGTTTTCATCAAGTCCAAAATCAAACTGTTTGTCATCGCTTACAACAGAAACACATAAACTTTTGTCGCAAAAATCAATATACGCTTTTGCCGTTTGATTGTTATCTGTAATAATTATCGTTTGTGATTGAATCGTGTTCATCATTTCTTTCATTTCGTTCCTTATCTCCTGTTTTGAAAGTTGAATTCCATGCCAATAGTAATGCTCGTTCATTGAAATCGTGCATCTCGGCTTTTTCAAACTCTCCTTTGTTATCACATTTTATCATCATTGAGCGCTCCTCGTCCATCAAGCGGGATATTTTCTTTCGCATCCTGCTTCCTGCATCGCGAAGCAGGGTATAATATTCATCTCTTGGAATAGTATTTATTGTTCTTCTCATTTATTCTCCTCCTTTCATAAGTTCTATTTCTCTCATATCTGTATGATTTTATAATTTATTGAAATAAACTGACTTGTATTCTTTTCAAGACCTTTTCATTTGCGTCGTTATAGAACTGTTTGTTGACCTCGAAGCCATATGCCTTTCTTCCCAATGAGGCTGCCGCATACAGGGTTGTGCCGCTTCCTGCGCACGGGTCGATGACAACATCTCCCTTGTCCGTGAATATCTCTATCAACCGTTTGAGGAGCGGGACAGGTTTCTGGCAAGGGTGGCATTTGGGCGTGGTGTTGTCCCTCACCCAGTCGAAGCAGTTGAAAATCATTCTCCCGTTGTTGTTGAATTTGGGCAACTTGTCCCGATAAAGGATAAGACCGTATTCGCAGTTGCCGACGACCTTCATGTTTGCTTTCAATACTTGCGCCGAGAAGTCCTTGCGGAAAACCAGCGGTATATAGTGATTTAACCCGTATTTGCGGCCTAACTCTATGAATTTGAACTGCTGTTCGTATTCGCAAAACAGTATCATGCAGGGGGATTTGCCGGCTTCTTTCGGCTCTTTCACGAGCATTTTTGAACAGAAGTGCATGAACTCTGCCGGACGAAACTCGCTGTCGGACGAAAAGAATTGCTTTCCTGCCTTGTCGCTCTCGCCGTTCTTGTTGTCTCCGTCGATATACCATGCGGGGTTGCTGGCGTAGGCGTTATTCGCCAAATTATACGGCACATCTGCTATAATCAGCTGCGCTTTTGGCAGCCCATAGACTTTATAATTCTGGAACGAATCGTTGTAAAGCTCTATGTCTTTCATACTTAACTTTCCTTTTTGCTGTATTTGTCGATAATTTCTTGAATCTGATCGGGTGTCGCTTTCTCCTTTTCACGTAGCTCTCTCTCCCGTTCCTTTTCCTCCTGCCGTTTCTTGTCCTCATAGAACCGCAATAGTTTCTCTCTGTCGGCTCTGAACTCTCGAAGAGACCTTGTTATCACCATAGGGTCGAAAACTCCGTAGAACGTCCCGTAAAGCCCTTGTTTGAACCGCTGGAAGAATACCATGAACTCGGTGAGCTTGAAATCACCATAGCCGGAGATGATGATACGGGCTATCTCCTCGTATTCCTTTTCCGTCATTCCGTCCTTGCGGACTCCCGAAAACTCGGCGAGGTCGAGAAGCTGTATTTCCAGCCACGACTCGGCGATGTGACTGCCGAACGTCCTCGATACACGGGCTATGCTCGGAGCTTTGCCGATAAAGCATCGTTCGAGGCTCTGGCAATAGCGGCCTTGATTGTCGGGGCTAAAAAGGCAGAGCAGATTCTCCCCCGTCTTGTAGGTTGCCAGTATCTCCCGTTGCCAGCTTGGTGGCGATGGCTTTTGCAAACTCTGCAACTCGCTCCTGTTTGGTCTTTCCGGCAGCAGCTCTTCTATTTTTTTCATACTTTTTCTCGTTGTTTTCCCATGTGGCGAGCCGCTTGGAGAGCTCCCATGTGGGCTGTTTCTCAAATCTCATTTTCGTTTGGGAGGCGTTCATCTCCGACCAATAGTCGAAGAATGCCCGAAGCATTTCTTTCCCGTACTTGTCGGCATAAGGGATAAGGGAATGATAAAAGGCTTCTTTCCTTTCGTGCGTGGCGGCGGACGCCGCTTTTTTCTTTATACTCTCGTTAGAGAGTATTTCTTTTTTATTATCCTTTTCCTTATCCTCTCCTATTCCTGCACTGATTGTTCCGTGATTATTCACTGATTGTTCCGTGTTTTTTTGCAACTCGTTGTAAATAAACTCCTTCGGCACATTCAATTCTTCAAAATTCGGCCTGTTTATTACTTGATGACGACTGAAATTTGGCAGATAGTAGAATTCCTCTTCCTTATAAGAGAACAGACTAATAAATCCATTTATCAGAAGCTCTTTACAGAACTTGTTGAATTGTTGAAGTTGAATTTGGTCGTATGGGAATATTTTCGATTTGAGCCAAATCGGATCGGCTATTATAGTTCCGGCATCGTCGCAGAACGTCCACATACCTACGTATAGGAGACGAGCATCTCGGCTAATCTTCCCTATTTTTGCATCGTCCCAAAACTTGGGCTTTATGGTTCTAATACGTGCCATAGTACATTAATTCAATCATTTCTCTTTTCTTTGATAGTGAATGCCCACCCGTCCAGGGTCTTGTGCTTGTCAATCTCACCGGTTTTGCATAGCTCGTTTATCTCGGATTTAAGCGACTGGATAACCACCGACTGTATCTCGGTAAAGCTCGCTGTGGAGGGCTCCTTGTTATTCTTTTTCTTTTCCTCGATAATGGAGGATATAACTTGCTTGGCTATAATCATGGCTTCACAATGTTATGTTTAAGACTTTCCTCGATGTTGTTCGGGTCGAACTTGTCGAAAGGAATGATGTGCGTTTGGCTTATGGAACCAAATCCTTGTCCGCTTTTATATCCTCTTACCCATGTTGATTTAAGAATTTCCCCTGATTGTGTTTTAAGTTCTCCTGCATAATAAGCAAGTTTCCATTCGTCGTTTGGCATTTTTACCATCACCGGGGTATCAACAGGTAGGTCATGTTCCACTTTAAGCGGCTCGATGATGAGCTTTCCTTCCTCTTCTTTCACCGATACGCCAAGATTTTGTTCTCGTATTGTTTTGGAAATGTCTTGCAATGTAGGTGTTTCTGCAATAGTATTTTCTTCAAAAAGAAGATCAAACCACTCAAATTCTCCATAGTCTATATCTATTCTATATTTTGGATTATCTGATTTAGATACACGAGTTATTTTAGCATATTTGCCAGCATATTCCAACAAATATGCTAAAACATGTGGTATTCCAACATTGTTATAAATCCATTCTTCGCTTTTAATTTGAACTTTGTCGCCAACTTTGTACTTCATAGCTTTAATTTTAGTTGTATGGAATATTTTAATATAAAATGTTGCCGGAAAACGGAATATTTTTTACGCATTTGTTGCCGGCAAGCGGTAGAGTTTATAAATTCTTCTGCTGTCATATCATTTGTTTATTTTAGATTCTCATTTCAATCGAAAAGTGTTTTTGGCTTTTCATCGGGGAGAAACAGCCCATTTACAGCTAATACCTGTCTCATTGCTTCTCGATAAGTAACGCCGTTGTTCGTATAGTTCATGAAGTGATTGTACATCTTGGGGTATAACTCATAGCAAAGTTGAAGCCGGTTGTCGTCTTTGAATTGGCAACCATATCCGCAGAACATACAACCGGTTCGTTTGGCTCCTTTATGGTATATGTCTGAAATTTTCAACCCTCTATCTCTTATGTATGCCCAAATGTCTTCTTCAAGCCAGATAGATAGAGGTAATGACTTTATCGTTTTCCCGTCGAAAGAATTGCAACCTCCTTGTCTTAGGTAACTTTGCTGCCTTAATCTTGACTCTGATGCCATAGTCCCCAATATGGGATATAGCCCTGTATTTTTTTGATACATACGTGACGGTTGTTTCTTTAAAGCGTAACAGCATTTATTGTTTATATCAAATTGCGATCGAATAAATTTTCTATATTTTAAAGGAATTTCACCCTTAAATTTACGCCCTCTTAATAACCCTAAGGCGGCCTTCCCCTTTACCGATAAAGGGTTGTGTTTCCCTGCATATATAGCTTCGCTTACCTCTTTGCTAATAATTGGGAATCCATATTTTTCAAATATCTGTGCAGGCTTTAATGTTGGATATATAATCTCAATGTCATATCCTTCTGTATTTTTAAGTTCTCGGACGAACCTGACTATATCGGGATATTCATTGCCCGTATTGCAGAAAACTGCCTTTATATCGGGTTTGACGATACGGCATAAATCAAGTAGTACGGTGCTGTCCTTTCCGCCACTGAACCCAACGTAAACCTGACCGTTTAGACGTGATATGAATTGGTCTATCACACCGAGGCTGTGGTCTATCTTTTGGCGAAGGGTCCAGCTTTGTCGCTCTCTTAATTCTTGCAAGTCCATATCACTTATTAAAGTTTGATTCAACGACTTTGTATTTAATGGGCAATCCGGAGCAGGTGATAGCGAGAAGGGCTGCGTCCCTTTCTTCTTGGTTGCTGCGGGGTCTGTTAAACTCTATCCCGCTCATCTGGCACAACCGCTTCAATTCCTCATGGGTGATCTTGCCGTATTTACCTTGCCAGCATTTGCGCAAAGGAGATTGCTCTATGACTTTTATTCCATAATGGAGCAACGTTTCGACTATCTTACGGCCTGTCTCTTGGTTGCGGCCTACGTGCTCGCCTTTCTTGGCTGCGCTCGCCCGTGTGTCTTTCGGGGACAAATGCCAGTTGGATTTGTTTTTCCAACCTGCCTCGACATATACAGCCACTCGTTCATCGTTTTTCTTGCAGTGCTCATGAAGTTTTTTTATGCCCTCTACCAACAAGGGGAATGGGCAAACACTCATCTCCATTTTCATTTTCCTTGTGTCCAATACGGAGTAGCCGCTGCGCTCAACGTCGGGGTCTATCCCTATCAATACATCGTATTTGAGTTTTCTGTTGTATGTGGCCTGTTCTTCCATTATATTTTGTCTTTCTCTTTTTGTTCGGCAGGCGGGACTCGAACCCGCAACTGTATATTCGCTCCTTATACTCGACTTATACCGCTCTCCCGTTTGAACCACTGCCGATACCACCTAAAACACTTATGGCTTATTTCTCCCCGCAGTTCCTTCCTCCGTATGGTGCTCGACCACGTACCCGGATCGGCTTGCGGGGAATGTCTCACATTATGCTCCTATATCAGGTCTATGATTTTTGTCTTTTGAATCGCATCGAGCCGCATATCGTTAAGGCCTTGTCTCATGTGTTCTTGCATAAGGCGGTTGGCTTCGGTGATGTCTTTGGCGCAAACGAGGTTGTAGTACTTCGTTTCCTTTTCATTGCCGTTGTCATCGATGAATATGTCTATCAACGTGGCTTTGTAGAAGGGCTTGCCTTCTTCCTTCTCGTTTACTATCTCGACGACATTAGAGCGGGTGATAGAGATTACATCGCAACCTACGTATTGTTCAAGTCCTTTGGCTTCGGCCTCGGCAAATAATCCTACATCGGTGATGAAGTGTTCGACGACTTCTTTCATCTCTCCTTTGCCGTTATCTTTATCGACTTTCAGTTTGATTTCGTAAAACATAATGATTCGTATTTAATCTATATTAATTTTAGCATAATGATTCCGATACTATCGCTGTCGTCGCTTTTAACGAGCAAAGATTTATTGCCTTCCGAAAGCTGCATATATGCGTCATCAAAATTGAATAGAGCTTTTTCAATCTTGGAGAAGAACGAAGGATCTATCCGTAACTTTGTGATTCCCTCTGTGCTCTCTTTTAGATGTTCTGAAATTACATTCTCCATTTCAGGGTATTTATAGACTTCGGAGAATGGGTATATAACTTTTTGATTGTCATACAATATACATTCAAACCCCATGTCCGTAACTTGTACCATATCGTAAGAGAGGATAGACTTGTAGGCTTTTGAGCCTATAAACTTGCCATCGAGCTTTTCTATCTCTTCCTCGGTGAATGTGGAACATTCGGATAGCTTGTTTTTTACCAAGATATGTGTATCGCATGCATAAGCGCAACCATCTTTAAAATGGATATATGAAAATACAGGTCTGAATGAATCATTATCGCATGCCAAGTCCATTCTTAGGCCTCTGTTGAAATTATGTCTAGTCTTCATCGCTTTTATTCTTATCGGTTAAAACTTCTTTGAACTTCTCGTCGAGGGCATTCAATATTCTCATTCGCTCAGCCGCTCTACCTTGATTATCAGTAGTGTAAATTCTCATTAACAATTGCTCTCGTGAGCCACAAAAACAGCCACATGTATAAAATGGAGCAACATTGGGATAGTTGTGTTTATACCAGATATGAGTAGTACCTTGTACTGACACATAGGTATCTTTTACCGTAAATTGAAGTTCTTCCGCTTCGTAATCGGGCTTGTTGGGATTTCTTGCCGCATAACTGCGGACAATACAGTCGCTATCCTTTGCCAGTTCTGTGAGCACATCGACGGGAGTGTTGGGATTCCCTGCCACATAACTGCGGGCATCACAGTCGCTATCCTTTGCCAGTTCTGTGAGCACATCGGCGGGCGTGTTGGGATTCCCTGCCGCAGAACG